AAAACTTTTCTTCTACTGGTCTTATTTGAATATTATAAATTGCAGCAGATGACACTTCTCCCTGGAAGATCGTCTTTCCCATTAAATCTAATGGATCACCACCAGAAATTTTTTCTAATAAAATATTCTTTACAGTAAGATAATTTTTATTTGAAGTCTTTAATGTGTAATCTATAGGTTTAATGACTTCAATATCTTTATTGTATAGAATTTTGAATAATGTTTTATATGAGATATCTGTTCCTTTTGAAGAATAAAATTCCCTTGCTCCAGATAAAATATTTTTAATACTTATACCATCATAAAAATTTCTATTTTCAAATCCTGGTAAAAACTGATATTTAAACTTATCAAATAACTTGTTGAAGAATAATAGTGTTAAATTTTCTACAACATCATTGCTTAAGTGGGATACTGCTGCTGTAGTTGAAAATGATAAAGAATTATTATCTAAAGAATCAATTCCACTAAATCCTCTAACACATCCAGTAAAAGAATTGGATGTTTTCCCAGTATATGTAATTATTTCTGTTCCAATTTTAAATAAACCGTATTTTTCTGGAAAACCGACAGTATGATTAACAAAAATTTCACTATCTAATGCTTTAATGTCTGAATTTAGAACGCAAGGGACTAAATTACTATAAAAAGTTTCATTATTAAAATTATCAATTGATTTATATTTTGTTAAATTATTTGCTAAATCAACTATACCAGTTTGATACTCTTGAGAAATATAGTATTGAGTTAAAAATTCTTTAAATAATGGGGACTCGTCATTTAAAAACTCTGGAATTTGAGTTTCTACAAAGTTTTGGATCTTTACTCTCTTAATTTCTGACATTTTATCTAGTATATTCTCCGTTGGTATAGCTTGATGAAGTTATATAAGTTGTTCCAGAAGTATTTTCACCAGAAGAAATAGTATCTTCTATCATATTTACCAAAGTATTTTGGACGCTCAATTCTAAATATATATCCTTAAAAGCAATGACATCATTTGATTCTGGTACTGCTTGAATTTGTATCCCATCTGGAATAACAGAACTAGTAATATTTACAATATCAAGCATAATCTCACCTTTATCATAATAAACCTTTCCTGCATTATTTTTGATTACATTTGGAACATTATTTTCAAGAACAAATAAAAATACAGAACCAGTGGTATCATTAATAGGAATGTCACTCATATATACGATTTCTTGAAGACCATCTATAGTAAATCCTGAACTCTTAATATTATATCCTCGATTATCTTCAAAATTATTCTTTTTAATGTGAAATTTATTACCAAAACAAATTTCATAAGTAGCATTCTTATTAAATGCTGGTTTCAAATCTCTTCTCATCACAACTTTAGTTATGTTTGATGTGATAGAATCACTTGTATTGTCAATTAAAGAGCATAATTTACTATATTTAAACCTTCCACCAAAATTATTAACTTCATATGAAGATCCAAAACCTTTTATATTATTATAAATTTTTGTAGCAAGTTCATTTGGATCTGAAGTTGTAGATTTGTTGTAATAAACATCAGATACAAGTTCAATATAAAGATACTTGAGATCTACAATTTCTGGTTTTATTCCAGCAATTGAGTATTGTCTCAATTTAGTTCTAATATCATTCTTTGATACTTCAGATAGATATTTTCCTTGTCTTGGTTTTATTGATATAAAAACTTTACCATATTCTGGTGGATCCAATTCATCCCCACCATATGCGTTCACTGACTCCACATTTGGAAAAATATAAGGTATCAAACCCTTATAATCATTTGCTGTAACTGCTCTGTATTGGGATGAGTAGACTCTTGGTGCCAAATATTTAACAGAATCAGTATTTTCTATATCATCACCATTCTCTGACTTCTGAACGGTAGTTACAGCAGAAATGCCACTGGTAATTTTATTTCCTCTATTATCTACTAATACACCAGAAAAACTAAAATTAGCAGCACCATCAACAGAAGATCCATTCGTTACAATATAATTTGCTTCAATTAAAGCACCAGAAGTTGGTTTTTTTCCTAAAATATTATCACCAAAGATCAATTCATATTTTTGATCTTCTGTTTCTTGTACTAAAAATATTTTAGAGTTTCTATCTACATTGAAAATATTTGAATATAACTTATATTCTTCTTTAACTCTATCTCTAACATAAACACGAATTGTTGAAACATCAATACCAACGTTCGGTAAAATATACTTTTGATTAAATTGTGCTTTATCAACAGTAAATCTTTTAATTAAATATATTCCCTCAAAAACTTCAATGCTATTAAATGCTGCTAAACCAAAGTTATCAACTGGAACAGTTATATCTTCTGGTATTGAGAAAATATATGATCCACCTTGAACAGCACCCAAACAAACTGATCCAGATTTTAATGTTACTGATTTTAGATCTGGATTTCCTGTATTTACTGTAAAACTAATCTTTGCCCTCGATGCTCTTGCTGATCTTGGAACATATCCAATGTTTCTAGCAAGAGAAACTACATTCTCTCTTACAATAGCACTATCGATGAAAGATTCATTAACTGCCATATTTGTGTTATAGGCAGTGATGTAAGAATTATATGCAAGGATATCAATTAAGACAGAAAAATTGGATCCTTCAAAATCAAAATCAGTAAAATTACTATTTGATCTTAAATAATCTTTTATTTGTGATCTTAGATCTTCAAAATCTAAATTAGTAAATTGATTGAAGGTCATTATACCCTACTTGGAAGTAAAAGAAATTCTATGTTTTGTACTGGAAATGCTAAACCAACTATATCATAAACAATTTTAATTAAAAGATCATTTGAATCTTCTGGATATTCAATATCTACACTTCTCAAAACGATTCTTGGTTCAAAATTATTTAAGAGAGTAGTAACTTGTGCTTTCAAAAATATAGAGGTTTCATCTATTTGTAATTCAAAAAGAGTATCTTCTACTTCAGAACCAATTAAAGGATTGAAAAATCGTTCTCCAATACGAGTCCTTACCAAATTAATCACAGACCTCTTGATAGCATCCTCATTATTCAAAGGAATAATATCATTTGTAATAGGATGTTTGGAGAACGATAAGCTAATGTCTCTAAATGCTCTAGAGATAGTTACTGCCATTCAGATTTATTAAAAATGCATTTAATATATCTATAATGGTTTTTAGATCAATTTTCCATAAACTGGTTCTGTGCCATATTCCCAATCATCATAATCCTGATCATTTCTTATTTTTTCATGCAATTCAGTCTGCCTTTTAAAATTATGCTCTTTTGGGGCAGAATCATGCATAATTTCTTGTATGATTCTTTTTTTGGAATCATTTTTATAATCAGTGATAAGACCTTTAGTACCCCACATTTGGTACATATATTCCTTATCTCTATCAACGTTTAAATTTGACATAAAAAACTCCTGTTTTTAAAAAACAGAACTTTTATTTGAAGGAGGTTCCTATCTCCTTCCTTTTATTTAACGATTTAAATATCTTAAATTATAATCTTCTGAATTAAAATATTTTAATAGTTCTAAAGCAATTAATTTTGGATTTCCTGGACCGCAAGTATAAACATCTACAGCAACACATCCATTTTCAGGCCAAGTATGACAAGATACATGACTTTCAGATAAAGCAATTACAATTGTGCAACCTTGAGGATAAAAACAATGCTGAAAAGTATTCAATACTGTCATTCCAGCACGTTCAATTCCAAACAACATAACTTCTTCAAGTTTACTTGATTCATTTAATAAATCAAAATCTACTTGATAAACTTCTAAAAGAAGATGATTTCCCATTGAAAACCTATTCAATTCACTGAGTACTCCTTTTAGAAACACATTATTTATTTAAAATAAAAAATCCCTCTGGTGTAGAGGGATTTTATTATATTATTTTGTTATTTTCCTTGTCCACGATATCTTTTTCGTGCTTTATTTCGACTTGTTGCAGCATATTTGGTGTTCTTTCCTTCACCTTGACGAGTATTCTTTGGGATACTCTCAATTTTCATTTCCTTTCTTGAT